GGCCCCTTTAAATTATTTATTACGTTGCGTTTGATCCGAAGATACCTCTAGGGTCTGAGAATCCGAATACGTATCTCTCTCTAGCTTTGTATCTTACGTTTCCTGTATCGAAGTCACCTTCCATTGAAGTTTTGATAGGTGATCTTACGAAATGCTTAAGACCGTTAGGTACATCTGTTTTGATAAAGAATTTTTTCGCAGAAGTTAAGTAGTGGTTTACTACATATCCTTGCGGAACCATTCCCATTGACGCGATTGCGTTAATGTCATTATCAGCTGTGCCTACTCTGCCAGCAGACTTCATCAGTCTTTCAGCAGTAAATTGTAAAGCAGAAGGAATTACTAATTTCACTCCTTGTGCTGCAATTTTCAAGCCTCTTTCATCAGTAAACGCCGCGATGTCAATCAACGACTGTTCTAATGAAGTTTCGTTAAGTTCAGCAGGTGTTGCTAACTCGTTAGAGAAAGTTCCCGCTAAAGTTGGGTGTGCAGCAGAACAAAGTTCTACTCCGTCACCACCAGCAAAGTTTGAATCAAACGCGTTGTTCAATACTGCTGCTGCCTTAACTTGCTTCGTGTTTGCCATAGATCTTGCTAATGCTTTTGTATATCTAGACGCTAGTCTGTCATACAAGTTGTCCTCGATCGCTTCTTCAGTGATCGCGAAAGCAAGTGCTATTGTTTCGTTAGTGTAACGTGCTGTGAAAGTTTCTTGTGCATCATCAAATGTTACACCTTGACCTTCAGGTTTTACTGCCGCATTCGCGAAACCAGATAACATTACTTCTTCTTCAAAAGCTCTGTCAGATGTTTCCGTGTCGAATATTTCAGCATGCTCGTTAGCATATTGTTTGTACTCTAGTCCAAATAGTGCATTTAGACCAGGCTCTAGTTCTTTAACTAGCTGTGCTCTTGATATTGCCATAGTTATATACTCCTATTTGTTATTAATTATCGCCATTATACAAGTTAGACGCACCAGAGATCATCACAATCTGATTAGATCCTGCTATTGAGACATCTTTGTTTTCAGGGTCGTTTGCTGATCTAACCAATTTGAACATGTGGTTAGAGTTCGCTCCGCCGCCGATGTCTAAAGTAACAGTCGATTGACCACTTACTGCATCACTTGCTGTAAAGCTGTTTGTGTTATAGCCAGCATCTCCGTACATAGCTTGAGTAACTGCCGCATCCGCTTTCATTTCGTATTCTTGAAATGGATTGTCATTTACAAAACCTAGTCCGTCGGTGCTGCCCGTATTATAGTCAGTTCCAAATGTTGTTGACGCTGCTACTGAATTTGCGAACGTTGGTTTGCTCGTTGTACTGTTTACGAAGAAACAGCCATTGAACGCACCAATAAGAGGAGCATGACCTGTATTGTCATATGCTGCTCCACCTGATCCGCCGTCATCAGTTGTAGCGAAACTTGCATCTTGTAAATAACCTTGGTCACCACTTGCATCTTGAAGTGATACTGGGTTATTTTTGAAGATACCAACACCTAGGCCTGATTTGATTTTGTATTCAGATTGACCTGAAGTCGCTGGAGTATTTCCTAACGTCATAGTCGTTCTTAAACCAAAACCTACTGTACTTGCATTTGCCATAGTATTTGTTTCCTTTTTATGTACCTGCCCCGAAGGGCCTCCAGTACGGTTTAATTTATTCGTTGGGTAGGAATTACTAAATAATTAGCTTTTCTTTGTACCACCGAAGGTTACACGAGTATTAGATTCCTTTTGGAATTTCATACTAGGGTGCTGTTCCTTCATAAGATTGTTCTCTACTGCTTCTTCTTTTGCATCGTTTTGCTTTTTATAATAAGCATCGATTTGAAGCGCAATCTCCTCTGGTATCCTAGCCAGCAATAGGCCTCCCACTCCGATCATTCCAGCGTATCTACCTTCATGCATCGTTGGATAATTTGATTCAGGATATTCGTCAGCTCTCACTAACTCCCATCCTTCTCTCAAAGAAGACGCTACATTTTTAGCGTCCGATGCTCCGAGTATTTCGGAACGTATCCATTGATGTCTAAATCCAGTTGGCGCTGGTGGTGCATCAAGTGAGTTGGGTGGAGACCAAACTTTTTTGGTTTCAGCTTTCGCTCTAGTTTGGCTCGCACGAGAAGTTTTGATTTTATCATTTTCCATTTTATGCTCCTTCCGTGATATTTAATTGTTTTGCATAATCTTCAAGTGGCACACCTAATCTTTTAGCAATTGCTACCTGCGAAGGCGTGAGTTTTACAGTTTTTCTGCGTCCTGTTGAGGCTGAACGTTTAGCCGAAGCTACATTTTGAGTAGGTTTTACTCTTTCTGTAGAAGTACCATCTATCTTATCAAATTTATGTGGAAATTCAAGTCTAATTCTTTTTTCAACTCCC